AAAATGGACAAAAAGAAATTAGCCCTCTGGAAGGAGAGGCTTGAGAAAAACAAAAATGCATACGCAAGGGAGCTTGAAGCAATGGACCGCCGTGAGCTTCAATACCGCGGAGAGCGGGAGACCCGGCCCGTAGCGGCGGGGGACAAAAGCAGGACCGCCCGCCATCTGTACAACATTACGGCGGAGATGATAGAGGCGCAGGTAGACAGTGCCGTGCCCATGCCCAAGGTAAGCGCCCGCCGCAAGGAGGACGAGCATCTTGCAAAGCTTATAGAGGATATGCTGAAGGGAGAGGCGGAGCGCCGTCGCTTCCGTGAGATAAACGATCTTATGGAGCGTACGGTGCCCATTCAGGGCGGCGGCTTCTACCTTGTAAGCTGGGACAGCTCTCAAGGGGGCAAAACGGGAGAGGTAGTTACCGAATACCTTCATCCCAAGCAGGTGATACCTCAATGGGGCATATATTCCGACATTGAGGATATGGATTACCTTATTATCACCGCACCCGCAACGGCAGAGGAGCTGGAGCGCAGATACGGCGTATCCCTTGAAGGGCTGAAGGAGGAGGAGCCCTCCGCCCGCACCGTGGGAGGAGAGGACGGAGCGGAGGATATACTCACTCAGTATATCGCCTATTACCGCAACGGCAAGGGGGGCATCGGCTCATATTCCTGGGTCTGCGACACGGAGCTTTTCGACCTTGAGGACTGCCAGGCAAGGCGTGGCAAGGTCTGCATGCTCTGCCACGAAAGGCTCAGCCCCGATGCGGAAAGCTGTCCCATCTGCAAGTGCGAATATTTCAACGATGAGGAGCTTGAATACGAGTACCTTTACTCGGATATAAAGCGCAGCGACGGAAGTATAATTCCCGAATACACTCTTGAGGGAAGCAGTCCCCGCCGCACCGCCATACCCTATTACAAGCCCGACGTATATCCTCTGATATTACGCAAGAACGTATCTCTTTACGCAAAGCTTTTGGGGGATTCCGACGTTGACAAGATAGCGGATCAGCAGAACACTCTCAACCGTATGGAGGCGAAGATAGTGGACAAGCTGGTAAAGGCGGGCTCCTATATCAGCCTTCCCGACGATGCCTCCGTAAGATGCGACTCCGAGGAGCTGAAGATAATCCGTCCGGGCAACGCCGCCTCAAAGGCAATGATAGACGTGTACTCCCTTGAGGGGGATATTTCCCAGGATATGGCTTACTTAAGACAGCTTTACGAGGAGTCCAAGCAGATAATAGGCATTACGGATTCGTTTTTGGGCAAGAGCGATGCCACCGCCATATCGGGCAAGGCGAAGCAGATAGCCGCACAGCAGTCTCAGGGGCGCTTTGAGTCCAAGAGGCTTATGAAAAATGCCGCCTTCGCAAGGCTTTACGAGCTTATTTTCAAGTACCGTCTGGCTTACGCCGACGAGCCCCGCCCCGTTCTCTCAAGAGACGGCTCGGGCAATACGGTCTACGACAGCTTCAACCGCTACGATTTCCTCGCAAAGGACGAGGCGGGAGAATGGTATTGGAAGGATGATTTTATATTCTCCACCGAGGCGGCACCCTCCGTCAGCACCCGCGAGATGATGTGGCAGGAAACGAGACAGAACCTGGCTTCGGGAGCCTTCGGAGATCCCTCCGATACGGCAACTTTGGTGCATTTCTGGGGCAGAATGGCGCTCTTGCGCTACCCCGGCGCCGAGGATACAAGGGATTATCTCATGGAGAAGGCAAGGGAAGCGGAGGCGTAACGACTGCAGCAGTCTAGAAGGGGGGTGAAAAAATGTCCAACAATCCTTACATTGGCAAGATCAAGAACAGAGGAGCGCAGAAGGTAGAGGTCATAAAGACCGAAGCCAAGCAGGGCAAGGTAGTAAGAGCCGCAAAGAACGGCGACCTTCGCTGCGGAAAAAAGGGGGCTTAAAATAAGCCCTCGGAAAGGAAACATTTTATGGAAAACACAGAAGTGACAGACGTTTTAAACGAAGACTCGGGGGAGAACAGCGCCCCTGCCGAAGCGGATGCTGCCAAGAAGCAGAGCCGTGAGGAAGATTCAAAATACGCCGCCGCCCGCAGAAGAGCGGAGGGCGAACGCGACCGTGCCCTTGCGGAGGCAAGGCGCGAGAGCGACGAAAGAATTGAGAAGATGCGCAAGGAGTACCACGGGGAGCTTATCCGCCTCCGAATTGAGGAGGATATAAGAGGTATATCGGCTATAGATCCCGAAATAAAGAGCCTTAAGGATATTACCGCAAGAGAGGAATATCCCCGTGTGCTGGAGCTGGTGAAAAGAGGCAACAGCCTTTCCGATGCATACAGACTTGCAAACTTCGACCGCATTACGCAGAACGCCGCCGCAAAAGGCGCAAAGGGCGCACTTAACAGTATCGGTTCCCGAGCGCACCTTCACAAGGCGGAGATAAGGGGCATATCTCCCGATGCCGTTCCCGCGGAGGTAATGGAGAGCTACCGTGCCCTTATGCCCGACATCAGCGAGGGCGAGATAAGAAAGCATTACGCAAAGTATTTGGGCTGATACATTGTGCGATATGGACAAAAAGAGAGCTTAAAAGTGAAAAAACGTAAATAATTGGGATAATTTACCAAAAAAATGCAGAATTTCAAAAAAACGCTTCAAATTTGTCAGGTTTGCACAATGGAAAAGCACCAAACAAAAAAGAAAGGAAGAAAAAACATATGGCAAACAATATCAGTTTTACAGAAGGCTCCGGGCTTAACGACTCCATATTCGGCAAGTCCCAGGCGCCCATAAGATTATTTTTGGAAAAGAGAGGGGAAGCCTACGAGCAGAAGTCAATGCTCAAGGAGCTTTTCGCAACGGAGGAGAGCTCCCATTTCGGTGAAAAATTCACCACCCTCACCGCCATGGACGGCTTTATGCCCGTAGGTGAAAACGGCGTATATCCTCTTGACGGCACAGAGCTGGGCTTTGAAAAATTCCTCGAGCACGTGAGCTGGAAGAACTCCTTCTCCATTTCCCGTGAAATGGTAGAGGACTCAAAGCTCATCGACTTAAAGAAGAAGCCCCAGAGCTTTATCGCAGGCTATTACAGAACAAGAGAGAAGTTCGGCGCAGCTCTTTTCGGAGCGGCAATAGCGGGACAGACCAGCGTAAAGTTCTGCGAAAGAGACTTTGACACCACCGCCGCCGACGGAGAAAAGCTCTTCTCCTCCGCCCATCCCTCAAAGCTTGGCGGGGAGACTCAGAGCAATGTCTTCACCGACGCTTTTTCCGCAGATGCACTCGCCGCCCTTGAAGCGGCAATGCAGAACTTCAAGGGAGACAAGGGCGAGATACTCGACCTTGCACCCGACACCATACTCATTCCCAACGACTACGCCTTGAAGAAAGCGGTCTTTGCCGCTATCGGTGCGGACAGAGACCCCGACACCAACGGCAACGGATTCAACTACAGCTTCGGCAGATGGAACGTAGTGGTATGGCCCTATCTCAATCAGTACCTAAGCGGCGGCAAGGCACCCTGGGTGCTCATTGACTCCGAATACAACAAGGAATACGGCGGAGCGGTATGGCTGGACAGAACCAAGCTTGACGTCCGTTCAAGAGTGGACGAATCCAACGATGCCAACGTATGGCAGGGCTACGCCAGATTCACCGCAGGCTTCAACGATTGGCGCTTTGCCGCTATGGGCGGTGCCTCCGAAGGCGGGAGCCTTATCGCTTAATAAAGGAGAGTGGCAGAGGTGACACTTGATCAGGTAATAAGATACACAGACGAGGTGAAGCCCAACGCCTACAGCCCGGAGACCAAGACCCTCTGGCTCAATCAATGCGAGGGACTCGTTTCCTCGGAGGTAATGCTCCTTGCCTCCGAGGAGACAGCCGTTTACGAATATGAGAAGGACCGTAACAGAGAGCTTCTTGCAGGAGCTCCCCACGACAAGATATACGGAGCCTATATCTGCGCCATGATAGACTTTGCAAACGGGGAATACTCAAAATATCAGAACTCCATGGAGATGTTCAACTCCTTCTTCGGGGAATATATGCGTTGGTACGCCTCCCGATACCGCCCCGCCGACGGAGCTCCCGCCTTCAAGGGCTATTATATCAGCGCCTACGGCATTGCGAAAAAGCAGGGCTTTCAGGGTACGGAGGCAGAGTGGCTTGAGTCTCTGAAGGGGGAGAGGGGCATTTCCCCCACAGTGGAGACCGAGGAGACCGAGGGCGGCTGGCGCATAAGCTTCAAGGATGCGGAAGGGGAAAAGAGCATCAGTCTCCGTCACGGAAGCGGAGGGGGCGGAGGCATCTCCCCCACCGTAAGCTTTACGGAGACGGAAGATGGCTGTCTGCTCACGGTCTGCGATGCGGAAGGTGAAAAGAGCATCAGCCTCCGTCACGGCAGAACGCCTGTTAAAGGCACAGATTATTTTACCGAAACAGACAAAACAGAGCTTGTGAACGATGTTCTTTCTGCTCTGCCTGCGTGGACGGGAGGTAGTTACTAATGGCATATGATAAAGTTATAGACTCCGCCTTCCTTGACGATGGCTTAACTGCAATAGCGGACAAGATCAGGGAAAAAGGCGCTGCAACAGATTCGCTTGCGTTCCCTAATGACTTTGTAACTGCTATAGATGCCATAGAAGGCGGCGGAGAAGCGGAAAAACAAACAATGCAGAAGTTTGTTATAGACCTTTCAAGTATAACAACGGGAACGAATTCTTTGAGCTTTGTAGCGGGTCAGACCTATTATAAGAGCGTGAACAACGGTGAAGCCATATGGCAAGGTGCAGACGGCGAGACTATTTTAACTCTTGCAAATATCGGCAATGCAAAAGGCAGATATCTGATGTCGGATATCTCAAAGAACCGCTTGTATTACGTAACGGACAGTACGGCAGGAACACAGATATATACTGTTCAAGTGATAGATCTTACGTCCCTTGCTTCGAGCGCAAAGACCTACGTTTCCGACTACGAGGGAGACTTCCCTCCGGGAACATATGAGTTTGCAGGCGGGCAGATATACTACTACAGCTACGGGGCATCCTCCGCACCGAGGGCAAAGACGGAGAAGGACGTAAATTTCTACGATTACGACGGCACTCTCCTTTACTCCTACACGCTGCCGCAGATGCAGGCTCTGTCCCAATTGCCTCCTCTTCCTACAAGAGACGGATTAATCTGCCAGGAATGGAACTGGACGCTCGACGAACTTAAGGCTCTCGGCAGAGGTATGACAGTAGGTGCAAGCTATATTACGGACGACGGGGCGACAAGGCTCTATCTTGACATACCGAAGGATGCGAGAAAGACCGTGCCTTTACACTTTTCACAGAGTGTTTCGGGCGGTGTGACTGTGGATTGGGGAGACGGAAGTGCAGCTGAAACGGTAAGCGGTACGGGATATATAAGCACCTCCCACACTTATGCTGAGGGCGGAGAGTATATGATATCTCTTATGCCGTCGGATAGCTGCAACATCATTCTCGGAAACGGCACGGATACAAGCGTTATCGGTGCAACGAAAGCAAACACCGATTATTACAAAGGCTCCATTTTGGTGAGTGCCAACATAGGCAAGAACGTAAGCTTGGGAAAATGTGCATTTGAGCAGTCTATCGCGCTTAAAAAAATAAGTATGCCGTCTGCAACAGCGGCCGGTACTGCAATGTATTCTGCTTCTTGCTTTGAGAGATGCTTTTCTCTGAATTTTGCGGTACTGTCAAGAGCAAATACTTTTTTGGGGGCTTATTTGTTCAATGAGTCAAAAGGCTTAAGCTTGGTATCCCTGCCTCCCACGCTATCGGGGAGCTCCGAGGGACCGTTTGGCTATTGCAGCGGATTAAAACGCATAGACATTCCCGACGGTGTGAGTGCTTTGGGTTGGAATTCCTTCAGAGAAGGCACTTCTCTCAGCCTTATAAATAAAAATGATGCTACAAGATTAGACGAAAGCTCTTGCAGACTTTGTATCTCTTTAAAAAGAGCGGTTATCGGAGAAGGGCAGAAAACCATAAATTATGCCTTTGAAAATTGTTACAGTCTCTCGGAAGCAGATATTCCAAGCACCGTCACGTCATTAAACAACGGCGCATTTGCAAACTGCTACGGTATGACGAGATACGATTTCACGAAATGCACCGCAGTACCGACTCTCGGAAATACCAATGTATTCAATGGCATCCCCGAGGACTGCATTATCGTAGTACCCGACGATCTTCTTGCAGAATGGAAAGCCGCAACGAATTGGAGCACCTACGCATCACACATAAAGGGGGCAAGTGAAGTATGATAGTCAAAACACAGAAGACCCTAGGCGGAGTCACATACGACTACAGCTATTCCGACGCGGGAAAGAAGATAGAGAGAGACGGAGCCTTATACGACGAAGCCGTCGACCCCGAAGGAAGCGGCAGGGAATACAGGGAAACGGATATAGCTCTGTCCTTGTATGACGAGGAAGCGGAGGCTGAGGATTACCTCTCAGCCCTATGCGAGCTGGGACTTGAAAGGGAGGCTGAAGATGACAAGGAATAACTTAAAAGCAGCCACAAGGAAAGCCAGGGACAGGACCTGTGCCGCCCTTAAAATTATGTACGAGGCTCTTAATCAGGGTCAGCGGAAGAAGATACTTAAGGACGAGGGGGTGAAGAAGCTGTTCGAGCTGTACAAGGTCGAATACGAAGAAGATGGAAGCGGTACTTGATCTTTTGGAAAAGCTTCTCCCCGGGCTTATAGTGGCTGTAGTAATGGCGTATTGGAACCGCAAGCAGGCGAAGATAGACGCGGGCAAAAGCGAAAGGGAAAGACTGCACGTCAAGAGCGAGGGAGTCAAGCTCTCCCTCCTTCTTGCGGGTGCCAAGCTTTCCTATGCAACGGCAATGGCGATAAAAAGGGGCACCTTCAACGGAGAGATGGAGGACGCCCTCCCCCAATACGAGGAGGCGTTGGATAAATTCAGAGAATTTGAAAGAGAAAGGATGACGGAGCTGTGACAAGTCCATTTAAAATAAAGGATTTCAGCATAAGCTCTCCCTTCGGCAAAAGGACCATAGGGGGCAGGACAGAGATACACAAGGGAATAGACCTGGTGTGCCGTGAGCCCTATATTGTGGCAACGGAGGATGCTCTCGTGGTCTCCTCCCGCATAGTCACGGACAAGAGCGACAGGACCTGGGAGTGGGGCAATTATATCGCTCTCTCCACGGAAAGCGGACTCTGCCTCTACTTCTGCCACCTTGACAGCCGCGGCGTAAAGAAGGGAGACAGGGTGAAGAAGGGGGAGGTCATCGGTATTATGGGCAATACCGGCTACTCCTTCGGTAGACACCTGCATTTTGAAGTAAGGCGGGAGGGAGTGTCCGTCTCCCCCGCGGAATATCTCGGTATATACAATATGACGGGCAAGGCTAAGGAGAAGAAAATGAACAGAGAAGAAATATTAAGGGAGCTCGGAGACAGCTTTATCGGGCGTTTCGAATCCCTTCCCGAGTGGGCAAAGCCCGAGGTAAGAGAGCTCCTTGACAAAGGGATCATCAACGGCGGTACCGAAGGGGACGGAGAGGACATCAATATGTTTCTGTCTGACATCAAGACCCTCATTATCGCCAAAAGAATAAAGGAGGCATAAAAGATATGGAGGAAGTAATAAGACTCAGCGTCGAACTGTTTTTCGCCGCCGTAGGAGCGCTTTTGAGCATTTACGTTATCCCTTGGCTGAAGGAGAAGCGCATTTACGAAGCGGTGCGGGTCGCGGTCCTTGCGGCTGAAAAGCTTTGGGAAACGGGCGCTATTGAAAAAAGAGACAAAAAAGAGCTCTGCCTTGAGTATCTGAAGGAAAAAGGCATCATAATAACGGAAGAGATACATTTTATGATCGAGGCGGCGGTAAAGGAAGCGGACGAGATGAAGTCCCGCTTTATAAAAGAGGGCTGATATGTCAAGGGAACTGCTTTTTACCGACAGCGCCTTTCCCGAAAAGGGAGGGGAAGGCTCCGTAAACGAAAGGATAGACGGGATACTTGACTATCTCTATATGCTCCGCGAGCAGCTATCCTACAGCCTTAAGCATATAGACGGAGACAATTTCAGCGAGGGCGGTATAAAGGAGCTGTCACATCTCATATCCGAGCCCCTTTACGGGGAGATAGAGAACGCCGGGAGGGACATATTGAGGCTCCGCGCCGAGGCGGATTCCTTCAGTGCCCGTCTTGAATCGGCAGAGGGCAGGACGGCGGCTCTCTCCGCCTCCTTAGACGAGGAGAGCGCACTTATAAGAGCCATAGTCAGGGGCAATGCCGCAGAGGGCTACAGTGCCAACGGAGAGCTTATCTTAGCCGCCGTCAACGGACAGAGCAGCGCCCTTCTCTCTGCAGACAAAATAGATTTTTCCGCCTTAAGCATTATGATATCCTCCGATGCCTCGGGAGCCTATATCGCTCTCGGAGGGGAGGGTATGATGATATCCTCGGAGTACTTCAGCGTAAGCTCCCTCGGCAGAGTCAGCTGCTCCGATATGAATATAGAGGGAGGAAGCATCAACATCGGCAGGGAGGGGGAGAACAGCGTATTCTGCGTCTCCCCCGAGGGCAAGGTGCAGACAAGGGGTCAGCTTGGACTTGTGGGCAACGGAAGCGCCGAGCTTACCTTTATGAACGGCAGCAGCAGCGTTGTGGGAAGCCTCTCCTATTGCTATAGGAGCGAGGACGGAAATTATGCACTCTATCTCCGCAGCGCAGGGGGCAATCCCCTGAAGCTCCATTCAAGCGGAGCTATGTCCCTTGACTGCACAGAGGGACTCTATATAGGCACCGCCGATGCCGCCTCCGTGGATATCGGCAGGGCGGGCGCCACCCTTCGCCTTGTGGGGGAGGTCTACGTCAACGGCGTAAGAATATGAGCCCCCGCCGCTGACTGAGAGACCGTTCCCGCCAAAAAATAAACTCCCAATTACCTTATGTGTTCCTGTTGTAATTTCCATTTCACCAAAGCCTCCCTCCGTGAGGTAGCGAAGCGGCGCGAGGGTAGTGAATGACACCACGGTGTGGTGTCAGAGCCCGAGCGTGACCGAGCCGAAGCGAGACGGGGGACCGCGACAGCCTCCCTCCGAGAGGGAGGGGGACCGCGTTAGCGGTGGAAGGAGCCTGCGTGACTTTAGGGTAACAGAAGCCAATTGAACCCGATTTTGGAAGGCAAATTTTTGACGTATCGTCGTAAAAAAGCTTGATAATATGTCTATATAATCTGCGCCTTTTTCCTTGC